ATTAAAATGAAAAATGGACTAATTGTTGATTGTTATGGGACCAAACAATATTATTTTTATGGAAGACTGCATCGAGAAGATGGTCCTGCTGTTGAAAGCCTAGACGGTTCAAAACAATGGTGGGTTCATGGAAGGCTTCATCGAGATGGAAACTTGCCGGCTGTCGAATATGCAATTGGAAGAAAATTTTATTATTTAAATGATCGATATCATCGTGAAAACGGCCCAGCAATTGAATATCAAAACGGATATAAAGAATATTACTTAAATGACAGAAAATTTTCTGAAGAAGACTATTGGGAAGAGATTAAAAGAAGAAAATCTCTTAATTGTATTCTTTCAAATGTCAAAAAATATTTCTCTCATCCTGCCGTTCGAAACACATTAATTGATGTTCGGCGAGGCATCAAATGAAAAGAAGTTCCAAAATAATAAATTTAGATATGGATGGAACCCTATTAGATTTTAGTAGTGGAGTTTTTTCTCTTTTTGGGGTAACTTCAAATGATGATCTCATACAAAGAATAAGATTTTGGGATGCAATTCCAACAGTCTTAACTGAAGAATTAAAAAGAGAAGTAACTAATGAAGAACTATGGCAAAAGATAGATGAGGCAGGATCTGACTTTTGGGCCAATTTAGATTGGCTTCCTTGGGGAAAAGAACTTCTTGAAGTATGTGAACATTATGGACAAGTTGTCTTAATGTCAACACCAAGCAAACATCCTTCTTCTGCTCATGGAAAAATTGAATGGATAAATCGTCATTTGAAAGAAGATGCGAAAAGACATTATGCACTTACTCCATGCAAACATTACATGGCACATTCAAAATCTTTATTGATTGACGATAGCGACGATAATGTTTCTAAATTTGTTAAACATGGAGGAAATGCTTATCTGGTTCCACAGCCTTGGAATAGCAATTCTCACAAATATGGAGAGTCATTTATTTCTGATGTTTCTCATTTTCTTGAAAGTGAAAATAAACCAATTCGTGCAAGAAGGAAAATAACTAAATGAAAAGTCCAAAATGCCCAATAAAGCCACAAAAACAACCACCAGATTGTAAAATTATTCTTTATAAAGAGACGAATTATAGCTCTTTATCACTTTCATCTATAATAGAATTTTTTCCAAAAGATATATCGTTAGACGATGTTCTTATTAGTTCTGAATGTGAAGTTGATTACTATGACAATTCTTGTTACCCTGAATTAATATTTTATTACTTCAAAAAAATTGATTATGAAAAAGAAGAAGCGTCTTATAATGAAAAGATGAAAAAATACGACAAAGAAATGTTAGAGTATAAAAAGAAATTAAAACTATATAAAGAATATCAAAAAAAGAATGCAATACAAAAACTAGAAGTAAAGTTAGAAAAATTAAAATTAGAAAAACTAAAATTAGAAGGAAAACCAAAAGAGAAATAATATGCAACGTCCAATAATTTTAGTTGATCTTATGAATGTCTTTTTAAGGCATTATCTTGTAAATCCACAAATGGATAGAAATGGAAACCCTATTGGTGGAACAATAGGGTTTCTTAAGGCTATTGGTGCTTTAGTTAAAACATATGCGCCATACAAAGTTTATATCATTTGGGAGACTGGAGGTAGCCCGAAGAGACTAAGCCTCTATCCCGAATATAAACAAAGGTCGCGGCCCATGAGACCCAATCGCGCCTATGATGACGCGATACCAGATACAAAAGAAAATGAAATTGCTCAAAAACAAATATTAATGCAATTATTGCAATATTTACCTGTTTCACAAATTCATGTTGAAAATTGTGAGGCAGATGACGTAATTGCATATTTGTCAAAATCAATATTTCAAGACAAAGAAAAAATTATTGTATCAACAGATAAGGATTTTTATCAGCTTCTTGATAGCAAAACAAAAATTTACAATCCTGCAAAAAAGAAATTTGTTAAAGAAAGTGACGTTATTGAAGAATTCAATATAACGCCTGAGAATTTTGCCGTCGCTAAATCTTTGAATGGAGATTCGAGTGACAACATCCCAGGAGTCCCAAGAATAGGATTTAAAACTTTAGCTAAAAAAATTGTTTTAAATCAAGGAGCAGTGTCCGTTGATGATATTTTGGCCGAGGCAAAAAACCACATTATTAATGATAAAAAGCCATTAGCGATGTGGCAAAATATAGCCTCAAACGAAGATTTGGTTAGAAGAAATTTAAAACTTATGAAACTTGATGACAGAATGCTAACAGCATCTCAAGTTCAAGATATTGTGAGAATTGTTAAAGAATTTGTTCCTCAATATAATAAAATAAAATTTTGGAAAACCTATATAGACCTTGAACTTGAAGGGATAGATGTTGAAAATTTGTGTAACAATTTTCATTTTCTTATTCATAGCAATAACAATGGCTAATTAATCTTTCTTAATAAAACAATATGAACAACGAAGAAACACCATCCAAAAATAAAGTCGTTTTATACGATCAAACATTTCAAGAAAGAGTTATTCAAGCCTTATTGATTGATTATGCATGGGCAGAACAAATCCATGAAATCATAAGAGCCGAATATTTTGAATTAGAACATTATCAATATCTTGTAAAAAGATATTATGATTACTATAACAAATATAGTACATTTCCAACAATTCAAATTCTTGCAACAATTTTAAGTGAAAATCTAAAAAAAGGTGCAGGTGCTGACGAAATAATATTGGCGCAAATTGTCCCTTTGCTTAAAAAAATAAAAAAAGATCCTGACTTAAGGGATCTTCCATATGTCAAAGAAAAAGCTTTAGATTTCTGTAAAAAACAGGCAATGAAAGAAGCTTTGATAAAATCTACAGAATTAATTATTTCTAATGAATATGATGAAGTATTAGAAATAATGAAAAGAGCCTTGATTGCTGGAGAGGAAACATCTCAGGGACATGATTTTGAAGTAGACCAAGAGGCTAGATTTACAGACACTCTAAGAGATCCAATCCCAACAGGGATTGACAGGCTCGATCAAGCTGAAGTTTTGAATGGTGGACTTGGAAGGGGCGAATTGGGCATCTTTGTGGCTGCCCCTTCTGTCGGAAAATCACATTTTTTGGTTCAAGTTGGAGCTTCGGCCCTTCAGGCTGGGTTCAATGTTCTTCATTATACTTTAGAAATGGGAGAGGCCGAAGTTGGTCGGCGTTATGATGGATGGTTCACTGGAATAAACAACCGTGAAATAACAAAAAATAGAACAAAAGTTCTTGAATGGTATAGGCAAAAAAGAGAGGAATTAGAAGAACAAGATAAAAGGTTTGGAAGGCTAATGATTAAGGAGTATCCAAGCAGTACAGTAACAACAAATACGTTTAGAGCACATATTCAGAAATTAATAACTAAAAAGAACTTCTACCCAGATCTCGTAATCGTCGATTATGCAGATGAAATGTGTTCAATTAAAAAGTTTGACTCTTCTTCATCAAGGCATGAATTCAAAGCAATTTATCGAGATTTGAGAAATCTTGGAAGAGAAATGTCTCCAAAATTTGCTGTTTGGAGCGCATCACAAAGCAACAAAGAAGGCTCTTCGGCTGAAATAGTTACTGGAGAAAATATGAGCGAAAGCTTTAGAAAGCTTGATGTTCCTGATTTTGTATTTACTGGTGCCTGCCGTCCAGACCAAAAGGCATCTGGTGCTATGCGTGGATTTACTGCCAAAAATAGAAATGGGCGAGATGGGGATATTCTTCCTATGCTTGTAGATAAATCAACTTCTAGATTTAGAGTTATTACTGAAGAAGATTTTGGAAATTTAATTCAAAATGACAAAGACAAAGAAGACAATCTAAAATCAAGAATTGGAAAAAAATTAAAGGATTTTTGATCGGACATGGATTGTCAAAACATATCTATACTTTATAAAAGAATATTATGAACCTGTTAAGCAAAAGACAAACTTATAAACCGTTCATTTATGAAAAAGCATATGAATACTGGATGAAACAGCAAAATGTCCATTGGCTGCACAGTGAAATTGCAATGAGTTCAGACCTTCAAGATTGGAAGCTTGATTTGTCAGAAACTGAAAAAGATGTTGTTGGCGGGGTTTTAAAAGGATTTGTCCAAACTGAAATTGTTGTGAATGATTATTGGACAAGATTGGTTGGAAAATGGTTTAGACATCCTGAAATTGTTATGATGGCATCTTGCTTTGGAAATATGGAAACAATCCATACTATAGCCTATGCTTATTTAAATGATTCATTAGGATTGCACGATTATGATGCGTTTTTGCAGGAACCAACTGCCAAAGCAAAAATTGATAGATTGCTTTTAATTAATGATGAAGATGCAAAAGATGAAACTGGAGAGAATTATAGAAGAGATATAGCAAGATCTTTGGCAGTTTTTTCTGGATTTACTGAAGGAGTATCTTTATTCTCATCTTTTGCAATTTTGTTAAATTTTTCTAGATTTAATAAATTAAAAGGAATTGGGCAGATTATTTCATTCTCAATTCGAGATGAATCTTTGCATAGCGAGGCTGGCTGTTGGTTATTTAGACAGTTTATAAATGAAAACCAAGACTTATGGACAGATGACCTTAAAAAGGAAATTTATAATGCTGCAAGAGTAACTGTTGCATTAGAAGATTCTTTTATTGATAAAGTCTTTGAAAAGGGTAATGTTGAAGGAATTGAGCCAAAAGACTTAAAGCAATTTATTAGACATAGAGCAAATGTAAAATTAGGTGATCTTGGACTTAAGACAAATTGGAAGAATATAGATCAAGAAGCACTATCAAGAATGAGTTGGTTTGACTTTCTTTCAAGTGGTGTTGAGAGTCAAGATTTCTTTGCCCAAAGAGTTTCTGACTATTCTAAAGGTAATATAGATTTTGATAATATTTTTTAATGGAATTATTTATGAAACTAGAAGAATTAAAGAAGATTGGAGAAGCGCCTGAATGGCTTACTGAAGAAGGATTTGTAACTCTTTCAAAAGGATATATGCTAAAAGGAGAAACTCCTAAAGGATTATGGAGAAGAGCGGCAAAAGCTTCGGCAAAAAATCTAAATAAGCCAGAACTTGAAGATAAGTTTTTTGATATAATTTGGAAAAATTGGCTATGTCTTGCCTCTCCTATTGCCTCAAATATGGGCACTGAAAGAGGACTTACAATTTCGTGTTTTGGGGTTCATATAGATGATTCTGTTTTGGGAATTATGGATTCCATGAAAGAGGTTGCGCTTCTTTCTAAAAATGGTGGTGGAATTGGAACTTATTGGGGAGATGTTCGATCAAGAGGTTCTTCTATAAAAAATAATGGGAAAAGCGATGGAATTATTCCATTTTTAAAAATTCTTGATTCTGTAACAATTGGAGTGAACCAGGGCGGAACAAGGCGTGGAGCATCTTCTGCATATCTTCCAATTGAGCATGGAGATTTTGATGAATTTATTGAAATTAGAAGGCCAAGCGGAGATCTGAATCGTCAATGTTTAAATCTTCATCATGCTGTTTCAATTGGCGATGACTTTATGCAAAAAGTTATTGACGGAGATAAAAAAGCAAGGGAAAAATGGAAAAAACTTCTTAAGTCAAGATTTGAAACCGGTGAACCATATTTGTTTTTTAGAGATAGTGCAGAAAGAGACAAGCCAGAATCTTATAAAAAGAATAATTTAAGCATTAAAACCTCGCAATTGTGCTCGGAAATTTTATTGCACTGTGATCAAAACAATACTTTTGTTTGCTGCCTTTCATCAATGAATTTGGTGAAATGGGATGAATGGAAAGATACTGACGCAATAAAAACAGCTATTTGGTTTTTGGATGGAGTAATGGAAGAATTTATCCAAAAAACCAAAGACAAACCAGGCTTTGAACGTGCTCGAAATTTTGCAATAAATAGCAGAGCTTTGGGTCTTGGAGTTCTTGGATTTCATACATTGTTGCAACAAAAAAATCTTGCATTTGATGATCTTCCGACATATTTGCTAAATTTAGAAATATTCAAATTAATGAGAAAACAAGCTGATGAGGCAACTGAAGAATTGGCTTTAGAATATGGAGAGCCAAAGTGGTGTGAAGGCTTAAAAAGAAGAAATACACATTGTTTGGCAGTTGCTCCAACCGTTTCAAATTCATTGATTTCTGGAAATGTTTCTGCTGGAATTGAGCCATTTGCTGCAAATGCTTTTGCGCAAAAAACTGCAAAAGGAACATTTTTCCAAAAAAATAAAACATTAAAAGGGTTGCTTGAAAGTTTGAATCAGGATACTGAAGAAGTTTGGAAAAGTATTGTAAATAATGATGGAAGCGTTCAGCATTTAGATTTTTTGAGTGAAGAACAGAAAAATGTATTTTTGACCGCAAGAGAAATTAATCAATTTGTTTTAGTAAAATTGGCAGCTGCTCGTCAAAAATTTATAGATCAAGGGCAATCATTAAATTTGTTTTTCCCTTCAAATGTTGATCCTAAGTATTTTAGCGATGTTCATATTGAAGCCTGGAAGGAAAACCTAAAGACATTGTATTATACAAGAACAGGGTCAGTTTTACGAGGAGATTCAGGCACAAGGCAATATAAAAGAGAAATATCAGAATGTTCTTATTGCGAAGGCTAAATAAGACAAATTTGTTATAGACAACAAAAGTTTTTAATGGTATGCTGCAAAAGATATGCAGCAATACCTTAATTTAATTCAAGACATTTTAGATAACGGAGAACAAAAAGGAGATCGTACAGGAACAGGTACAATCTCCATTTTTGGGCATCAAATGAGGTTTGATCTAGCGAAATCATTCCCTTTGGTAACAACAAAAAAAATGTTTCTAAAGGGAATTATTCATGAGCTTTTATGGATTATCTCTGGCTCAACAAATATCAAATATCTTAAGGATAATAAAGTCAATATTTGGAATGAATGGGCTGATGAAAATGGAGAATTAGGTCCTGTTTATGGAAAACAATGGCGTTCTTGGCAAAATATAGATGGAACTACAATTGATCAAATTAAAGAGGTTATTGAATCAATTAAATCAAATCCAAATGGAAGAAGACATATTGTAACTGCCTGGAATCCGAGCGATATTGAGAAACAAAAATTGCCACCTTGCCATTGTTTTTTCCAATTTTATGTAAGTAATGGAAAGTTATCATGCCAATTGTACCAAAGATCGGCAGATCTAATATTGGGAGTTCCATTTAATATTGCTTCTTATGCGCTTTTAACAATGATGATAGCACAAGTTTGTGATTTAAAATGTGGAGAGTTTATTCATACATTTGGAGATGTTCATATTTACAATAACCATATAGAACAGGCAAAACTCCAATTAACAAGAGAACAATTTGAAGGACCAAAAATGATAATAAACCCAGAAATAAAAAATATTGATGATTTTAAATATGAAGACTTTACATTGCATGGATACAAAAGCCATCCAGCAATCAAGGCGGAGGTTTCAGTATGAAAATTTCATTAATTGCGGCAATGACCCCAGGAACTAATATAATTGGCAAAAATGGAGGAATTCCATGGAGATTACCTTCGGATCTTAAAAAATTCAAAGAACTAACAACAGGAAAAACTGTTGTTATGGGTAGAAAAACATATGAAAGCATTGGTAGACCATTGCCAAATCGAACAAATATTGTTATTTCAAAAAATCTAAATTTGGAAGAGTTTCCAGGCAATGATGGCAGGTTTGCTGGTTGTACTCTTGTTTCTTCAACTGAAGAGGCGATGGGAGCAGCTAAAGCAATTGGAAAAGATTTAATGGTTATTGGTGGAGAATCAGTATATACTTCATTCCTCCCATATGCTGATGAATTACTTTTGACATATGTTTTTGGTGCTTTTGATGGAGATACGCTATTTCCTTCTCTTATGAAATTTGATAATCCAAAATATCCTGATGATGTTTGGCAGCCATGGAAAATTGTTGAGGTTGGAACCCCAACAAAAGAGGAAAAAGATGAATGTTGGCATATTTTCTGTAAATATGAAAAGAGATATGGCTAATGTGCAATAAATATTATATATGAAGCTACTTGAATCCTTTGTTAGAAGTTCTTTACTTGAATATCTTTTAATAGAAGGGATATATGATGTAGCAAAAAAAAAGTATGTAGATTCAGGAAAGCTGGATTTAGATACTTTTGAATATTTAAGGCAAAATGATCCATCTCAAAAAAACAAATATCTTGATTGGATGTCAAATCAATTATCAAATGATCTTGACCTTGATCCAAAATATGTAATTGAATTAATTGAGCAATTTCACAATAATCAAAAAAAGCTTGAAAAAAAAGACATAAATCAATATAAAACAATTACTGACCTATATGATGGACTGACTCAGGCAGAACAAAAACAAGGCCAACAACGAGCAAGCACAAGGCATTCTCAATATATTGATTTAGAGCCTGGTACAAAATTAATATATAAAGATGATAAATATATAATTCTTCTTCCGCTTACAAAGAGTGCTGTTTGTCATTATGGCGCCGGCACAAAATGGTGCATAACCCAAGGAAGCGAAGATAGAGATACTGATGACATGTTTGAGGGATACAGCGCCAGTAATACACTTTTTTACTATATCCTTGATCTAACAAGAAAAAGCAAAGATTCATTTTATAAAGTTGCGATTTCTGCTGAAAGAAATGAAGACAATCAATTTGTTGGATTTGAGGCCAATGATGCAGAAGATAAATATCTAAAAAAGGCAGACTTAATAAATGTTTATGGTGAATTTTGGGATCATTTGCTTTCTATAATAAGGGCAAATGCCTCACAACAGCCAGCAACCGAAGAATATGAAATCAGGGCAAAGCATAAAAAAATGAAAGAGCTTCATAAAGAGCTTGATGGAATTGTTAGCAGATTTGTTAGAAAATCTGATGTTTTGCATGCCAATTTAAAGCATCTAGATCAAGATAATGATGAGTTTACTTTTGAAGTTGCAATAACCGGTTATTTTGGTCCTCCAGCCTCAAAAAATATTTATAGAATTTCTTCAGAGCCTCACAAACTATCTGACGCAATTGCAATATTGCCAGAAAAAGAGTACATAGAATATATAAAAGATATTATAAATCAAATTTTAGATAATTTTTATATTGTTGAGAAAGTAAAAATCTTAGAAAATGAAGGAAACCAACCTTCAATATCATTTAAAATAAATGACACTGATGCCTTTTCTGATATAGACGATATATCAAATGTAAAAGATTCTTTGGATTTTCTTTTAGATAGGGATTTATCAGTAAATAATATCATTCTTCTTTTAGAAAGGCAATTGGTAAATGATGGAAAGATTGAAAATTGGCTTGGAAGAGACGATTTAGAAAATCTTCAAATGGAAAATTTATATTTTGAAGAATCTGTTGAAAGAAATAGAAACGTATTACAGGTTGCATTTCCATTCAAACGGGTTTCAGAAGAAGAAAAACAATTTATAATAGAAAATCAATCAAATATATTGTCAATTTTTTCTAAGAAAATTGAAAAATTTGCTGATGATATCTTTGGAGAAGATGCTCCATTAGAACTTGAATTAGGGATTCCTAATTCAGAATTTGTTTTTTTAGAAATTTATCCAAAATATATTTTTAATATAACTCATCAGAGAGATGTTGAGCGTGGCATTTTTTGGGCCAAATTTTTTGAAGAGCATGCTGAATATATACAAAAAGCATTTAATGATATTTTATCAAGAGTTAAGCTCTAATTAAATATAAGGATTTCCGCAATGATTTTGGAAGAGTATATTCGACAAATATTGAATGAAGTTGATTTAAAGGTAATTCAAAAATACCTAAATAAAAATAAGGTATTGCCATTTGAAAATGTTTTTAAGGGAAAGTTGAGAATGGTTATTCCTTATGAAACTTCAAGCTTTAATGATTTAAAGAAGCTAATGAAAAAAGAAGGATATGAGGTTGATTTTGCGAACAAAAAAGCTTATATCACAAAAACTTCAAGAGATGGTAAGCAAAATAAGGTTGAATTAAGGCTTGGAAAGGCCATTGCAAACCTTATAAGAATGAAAGAAAAAAATGGCGAAGATAGTGAAGAGCTTGATAAGTTAAAGGATCTTTATAAAAAATATGGAGAAGAAAGTTCAAATTATTCTTCTTATGAAAAAGGGACACAATATTCAATTGTTTTAACAAGGGCTCCAATCGATGTCTTAAAGATGAGTGATTGGAAAGCTCTTAAGTCTTGTCATTCTCAAGGTGGAGAATTTTGGCATTGTGCTGTTCAAGAAGCTCAGTCAGGTGGAGCGATAGCTTATTTAGTAAATTCTAATGACATTGAAGGGCTCGATATGGAAGCTCCTGAAATTTTTAGTGATAAAGATCGAGAAATAGATGGAATAACTCCTCTTGGAAGAATTCGTATTAGAAATTTTAGTTCTACTAATTTTGGAAAGAATGGTTCATTAGCGGTCCCAGAACTTAGAATGTATGGTGTTCAATCTAATGATTTTAGATCCTCTGTTTTAGGTTTTTTACAAGAAGCCCAACCTGAATTTAATAAAGAGAATTTGCCAGAACCTCAAGACGTAACTTTAAAAGGAGGAGGTTATCAAGACAATAAGCCATACTCTCTTTTGAATGATTTTTTTGAAACAAATGTCTACGACAGATTTGATCCGTTTCAATATGAAAAAGGACAGCATGACAATAGAGATGAAAGAGGAAGGAATATACCAAGGAATGCTGGGCGTTCTGCCGAGTCTCTTGCAACTTCTTTGGTAAATGAAATTGAAGCTACCATCAATCAAACAAAAAGCAAAATCTTGAGCTATTATGTTGATAGTGATGATGGGATGGATGATGGTGATGTTTATGTTAGAGTTAATATAACATTAAATGTTAATATTTCGCAAGAAATATATGATATATTGAGCGATTTAGACCATAGAGAACTTAAAGATATTTTTGTAGAAGCATGTAAAGTTTTTGATATTGAAGACTATATTAACAAATATGATATTCAATTAGAGAGAGGCTTTGGTAATGGTATTGGTGGATATATATCTACTAGCATTGAAGATGATGATTTAAGCATAGTTGTAACACAAGATTTCAATGGTCATGAAAATATTATAAGTTCAATTGAACATTATGACAGTAAAACCGATGATGTCGAACATTATAAATTTGAAAAAATTATTAGAAATATTTTAATTAGAGATTATGAAGACATTGGTTTAAATAATGAAAATGCACTTAATGTTGAGCATCTAGAATCGACATTAAAAAACTTTAGTTTTAATGTCGATAACGATATTGAGTCTGACAATTTTGGTCAAGTTTTTGCAGAAGTCCAACTTGATGATATCGGAAATGCGAAAGATGAAAAATTAAGATACCAAGTAAAACAATTGGTATCTTATAACAAATTCGCAGAAGATTTTTGGGAAAGTGTTCTTAATAGATTTTCTCCAAATTTAAATCAATTAATTTTACCGAATGTAGAATATGGAGAGCCGCCAGTATCTTTATCTATTCCAGTTAGCGCAGGACTTAAAGTAGAAGATAATAAAATATTTATTAGTGTTTCATTCAATTTAGAAGAAGATGATTCCGAACAATTTGTTGATTTTCTTGAAACAATTGATAAAAATATTGAGACTCTAAGAGACATGTTTGTAAATTTGGTTCAAGATAAATTGGGACTATAAATTTTGGATTTGTCATGGTATAATAAAGGTATCATGACAAATTATCTTCTTAGCGACACTGTAATAGCAAATATAGTTCAACTTGTTCAATTGGCAATGATAACTGGAACAGATGTTTCAGATCATTTTAGAATGATTGCCCTAACCCCTTCAGATTTATCTCCTGGAAAGCTTGAGCTTGCGCCTTCTTATATAAAGGCGCATGAAGAAGCTGTTGTTAGAATGACAGAAGAAGCTGAAAGGCTAACAAAAGAATTGCAAGAGAAATTAGCAAAACAACAAGAAATGGGATTTGTTCAATAATGTTAAATGGACTAATCATTAATAAATTTGGAGATAAAAAATATTATTTAAATGACAAATATCATCGAGAAGACGGTCCCGCATTTGAAGGGTTAAATGGATGTAAATCTTATTATATTAATGGAATCCGTCACAGAGAAGACGGACCAGCCATTGATGATGATGATGGATTTAAATTTTATTATTTAAATGGAATACATTATTCTGAAGAAGATTATTGGAAAGAGATTAAAAGGAGAAAATCTCTTAATTATATCCTTGATAAAATAAAGAAAGGAATAATAAAATGCTAAATGGTTTAGATATTGACAAATATGGAAATAAACGTTATTATTTAAATGATAAACTTCATCGAGAAAATGGTCCCGCAATTGAATTTTTGAATGGAGATAAATCTTATTTTATCAACGGAGAATGCCATCGAGAAAATGGCCCAGCTATTGAATGGGCAAATGGAAGTAAATGTTATTGCATAAATGATAAACTTCATCGAGAAAATGGCCCTGCCTGCGAAGAATCAAACGGAAATAAAGAATGGAGAATTCATGGAAAACTTCATCGAGAAGGAAACCTCCCAGCAATTGAAGATTCAAATGGAAATAAATGTTATTATATAAATGGAAAGCTTCATCGAGAAGGAAATCTTCCTGCTTGTGAATATTCGGATGGAACCAAATTTTATTATATTCGTGGAAAGCCTCATCGTGAAAACGGCCCTGCTATTGAATATATAAATGGAGACAAATATTATTATTTAAATGGAATCTTTTATCTTGAAGAAGATTATTGGAATGAAATTAAAAGAAGAAAATCTCTTAATTATATCCTTGACAAAATAAAGAAGGAAATAGAATTATGAAAACAATTATTGCTGGGACAAGAACAATCACAGATTATAGTCTTTTATTAGTTGCTCTTTCTAAAATTGATTGGAATATAACAGAAGTTGTATGCGGAATGGCAGAAGGCGTAGATTCTTTGGGTCTTTATTGGGCCGAACAAAATGATATTAAGGTATCTAAATTCGCAGCAGAATGGAATGTATACGGTAGATCGGCTGGGCCAATTCGGAATGCTCAAATGGCCAAATATGCTGATGCATGCATTGTTATTTGGGATGGAGAAAGTAAGGGAAGTAAAAACATGATTAAAGAATCTTTAAGTCATGGATTGAAATTGAAAACCTTTCTTGAAAGTGAATTAAAAAAACATTCTGGCCCAATTAAAAATAATCCAATTTTCGGTAAAGAAGCAATTAAAATTAGCGAAGGAAAAGATTCAAATATTCAAACAAAAACAATATCATTAAATGATTGTCGCCTCATTGTTTATGAAGATCCAAAGAAAAATTCTAAAATAGAAAATATGATTGTAGAAATTGTAAAAGAATTGGAAAGAATTAGAAAATGAAAAATGGATTAATTGTTAATGACCGTGGAAATTTTTGGTATTTAAATGACAAGCTTCATCGAGAAGGAAATCTTCCTGCTTGCGAATGGACTAATGGAACCAAAGAATATTATATAAATAATAAGCTGCATAGAGAAGATGGTCCTGCCATTGAATGGCATGATGGATGGAAGGCTTATTATGTAAATGGCCAACGCCATCGAGAAGACGGTCCTGCTATTGAAGGGATTGATGGATTTAAATTTTATTACTTAAATAATATAAATTTTTCTGAAGAAGATTATTGGAAAGAAATTAAA